AGAAGGATCGCGCCGGTGACCGCGAGGATACCCTCTTGGGAGCGCAGCTCCTTGAACCCGGCCTGCTGAAATGCGCCAGCGAGCTGGACAATCTCCCACTGCTCCCCGGCGACGAGCGTGGCGAGCACCATCTTGGCCTTCTCGAGCTCGGCCCGCGACTCCGGGGCGCGAATCAGAAATGCCGTTGCCGAGCCGTAGGCGGCCAGCCGGGCGACGCTCTGGACGCGGGTGGGTGACACCGATGGTCTATCGACCGTGACACAGCCAGAAGTCAATAGGACGCCGATAGTGATGATCAGACTGAAGATCGTCTTCATAAAATTTCATGTCGCGCTGCTGTCCGTCGTGTTGGCAGCTGTCGCAGCAGAACTGTTGACAGCTGCAACCCTGACGCGGACCTCGTCCGCCCGGATCTGGAGCTCGAGCTCCTTTACCTTGTTCGCCTTCGACATCGACCACATGGTGTACACCGGGACAATCAAGCCGCCGACCAAAAGCGCCGCGATCTTCAACCACGTCTCGAGCTGCGCCGCCGTTACCCCGACAGAGGCAAAAGCGACAGCAATCGTCGAGACCCCTTTGTAGATCAGGGGGGCGAGTGTCTCTCCGGTGTTCATCCGTCCGATCAAACCAGTATGCGGCTCCGCCGTCAAGACGCCTCCGCGGGGGGAGAATACCGCGCCAGCAAACCCTTCCGAAGACATGATGCTGGGGAGGGCTTTCATCACTTCTTGGCGGTCTTCTTCGGGGCTTCGCGCTGGGCGTCGTAGGCGAACACAATGCCGCGCTTCAGGTCGCCGGCGTGGGAGCTCGGCGGGCCGCCGGGGGTGCCGCTGGCCTTCCGTTTGCGGATGCTCGAGCGGGCGCGCGTCCGCACAAAAGCGCCAGCTTTCGAGAGCGCTTTGCGGGTCGTTTTGTCGACGGCGTTCTGGACGGCCGGCCGGTCGAAAAACGAGTCAATCACGGAATAGCTGAGCGAATAGGACACTACGGGTAGACCAGGAAAGTGAAGGTTATCGGCATCAGGAAAAGCCGGTCGGTGCGCAGGTGCGGCGGCGAATACAAAAGCCGGATGGCGGTTTCGGTGCGGCGGCAGTTGAAGGGGACGTCGAGGGGCCGGTCCTCCAAATGGTCGCAGATTTCGTCGGCCAGCAATTGGGCCAGGTCGCCAAAGGTGTCGACGGATTCGTCGGGCTCGAGCTTGCGGATAATGGCGACGCCGACGTCGAGCTCGAGGGATTTGGCGCGGCGGGTGATGCGCTTGCGGCGCTGGGCCTCTTTGAAAACGGCGACGCGGGTTTGTTTCGTGAGGCCTTCTAACGCTTCCTCGACGGTGTAGAAGCGGGCGACCTGGCGGCCGGCGTTGGCGTCGTCGCTGAACTCGCCGCCGGCCAGGGCGTCGGCGACGGCGTCGCAAACCTGGTCAATGTGGGCGGGCGTGGTGTATAGGCTCGAGGGCATACGTTAAGCGGCGGTCTGTTTGGTGTGAATCCGGTATTGGGTCCGGCCAGGGTCCGAAAACCGATAACATTTGTGGTCGCTGACGGGTAGCACTTCGTAGACAGTGCCGGCGGCCTCGAGCCAGTGGCCGGCGGCCGGTTCGATCGGGGCGTCCTGGTCGTCAACCAGGTCGGCGACGGCGACCAGGAAGTCGACGCCGCGGGTGGTGATGACGACGCCGGACTCGCTTTCGCTTTCGTAGGTGGTTTGGCCGCGGGTCGCCAAAGCAATCTCAACCACGACGTCGCCGGCGTGGTAGGTGATGGGCTCGCCGGCCAGGGTTCGGATTGAACCCAGGCCGGCGGCCAATGCTGCGGCGAATTGCGACATAGCTTTCCCCTCGAGCTACAAGGGCGGGCCAGGTGGGCCGGCCTTAGAACATGAAGTAGCTAACCAGGTTGAGCGTCGAGGCGTTGCCGCTGCCGCTCTTGACGGCCTTGACGCGGACGTATCGCTCGACGTTGGACGGGAGCGCGATTCGCTTGGTGGCGGCGATGCAACCGACGCCGCCGGCGCCGGTTTGGGTCAGGACGTCGGGGTAAAGGTCCGTCGGCGAGCCGAAAGCGCTGTCGCTGTCGTGCTGGAGCGTGTATTTGATCGTGCCGGCGTCGGGCAGAATGCCGGTGGTGCAAGCCGGGGCTTCGATAACGAAGTCGTGGCCGGTCAAGAATTCGCCGCGGCTGGTGAGTTGCAGATCGAACGTGCCGGAATAGGTCGTTGCGGCGCCGTTCGGGAGGGCGGCCGTGCTGGAAAGCGCGGCGTCGCGGATGTTGCGGACCATGGTTTAGGCCTTCTTTATCGTGGGTTGCGGGGTGGTTTGTTCGGTAAGGGGAGGCCGCCGGCGGTGCTTCTAGGGCCGCCGGCGGCCAGGCCGCGGGCAGCGGTTTACAAGGTCAGCGCTTCGGTGTTGAGAATCGCGTCGCTGGCGAAAATCGGGACGCCAAAGGACTCGGTCGGGATCGGGGCCGGGGCGCCGGTGGCGTTGGTCGCCGTCCGGCTGCGCTGCAATTGGCCGAGCGAGCGGCGCGAGCAGAACATGGCGTCGGGGCCGAGGCCGGCCGGGAACTTCTCGAGCAGTTGCGAAATCAGCGCGTCGCTCAAGGTCTTTCCGCTGTCCGCGGTAAGTTTCTTGATGCGGCCGACACTGTATTTGCTGCCGACCTGCAAACCGGGGCGGGCGTTCTCGAGCTCTTGCACGTAGGCCGTGTAAGGCAGGCTGTTGGCGTCGAGGACGGTTTCGATCCGAACGTCGCCGACCCCGAGCTTACCATTGAGGCCCCAGACCCAAGCGGTGTCCTTCTCGCCGAAGCGGACGGCCCACAAGCTCGAGCCGGTGCTCGCGGTGGTGCCGCCGGCGTCGACCACCATATCGGTCGAGTCGTAGGCGGCGATGAGGCCGGGAAAGCCCTTGTTCGCATCGGAAGCCGTGCCGTAGTAAAACTGCGTCGCCAAAAATTGGAGACTGGCCTCCAAAATCGCGCCGGCCTCGCTGGCGATGAACATTTCCGGGCCGTCCTCGCTGGCGTCGGCGACGGCGCGGTCGCATTGCCAGCGCGGGGTCATCAAGTAGCACTCAACCAGGCGATTTTCGACCTGGCCGACGGTGGCCGCGTAGCCTTCGTTTACGTTGCGAAAGCCGACGGTCGGCAGGCTGGTACGGACCAGGGTTTTGTAGTTCAAGCCCTTAATCGTTCGGGCGAAATAGGCGAATTCGGGATGCGCTTTGACGGTTTCGTCGATCAAGCCGACAAGCGGGTCAGATCCGTTGCGCTTGAGGATGTCCAACAGGTTCGGGGCGGCCATGGGATAGGTTCTCGTCTGTGAGCGGGTGGGGTGTTGTTAGGTGCGTTGCGGTCGGGAGCGGGCCAGGTGCAAGCCGGCCGGGGTGTTTACTTTTTCGCGGGCAATTTGATCGAGGCCGCGAATTTGGCTTGGCCGGTGTCGCCGTATTGCTTGGCGAACAAAGCGGCCTTTTGCTGCTCGGCCGAGGGTTCGGCGGTGAACGTCAGCGGGTTGGCCTCGCCGCGGAAGGCCGCGAGCTTGGTTTTCAGGTCCGCGTTCTCGGCCTTGGTGGCGTCGAGCTCGGCGCGTTGCTGCTGGGCAAAAAGGGCCTGGCATTCGTCGAGGCTCTTACCGGCGATGAACCACAAGGCGCCTTGAGCGCCAAACTGGTCAACGTAGGCCTGGCCGGCGGACAATGCGGCCGCGGCGGCCGGGGGCGTGGCGGGCGTGGCCGCGGGGACGGCCGGCGGGGTTTCCTCGGCGGTGGTTTCGGGGGCGTTGGGATCGACGACGGGCGGCGTGGTGACGGCGGCCGGATCGGCGGCCGGCGGCGTGGCCGGGGTAGCGGCGGCGGCGGGCGTGGACGTGGCGGCGGGCGCGGTGGCGGTGGCCATGGGGTTGGGTTCCTGGTTCGTGAAGTAGGTGACGGGGACCGTGCCGCCGGGGCGGGCCTGGTCGCGGAAAAGGACCTGGGTTTGGGCGTCCTGGCCGTAGGGGCAGACAGCGACGCCGCGAAGCGGCCAAGCGCG